AAGGTACTCCTTCCTAGGTGGTTTGATTACTACTTGAGTTTCACCATTCTCACAAGCTACGATAGTAACGAGTTGCTTAACGGTCATACCATAGAGTTCTTGAAGACAACATGCGTATGCTGTTTCTTGAACGAAATAATCATAGAGATATGCCTCTCGCTTAGGTTCAGCAGAAGTTTTAAAGTCAATGATAGATAGTACTCCATCAAAGTCAGCGATACAGTCTACACGACCAGCAACTTCAAGATTGTCTGAGTAAAGAGCAGCCTCCTGTAAGTATATATTACTGATGCGGTCAAGGGTTTTCTTAGTCTGCTCAAACATGAAGACAGGAAGCGGAGACTCCTTGTATTCTTTTATGTCTAAGTCCTTGTTAAGATAGTCCTCAACTATAGAGTGGAAGTTTGTACCACGTTTAGTAGAACGAGCAGTGATTGCTGCTGCCTTGTCCTTACCTACTCTTGCTCTCCACTTAGCAAGACCTGCTTGCTTCTTAGCATTGTTACTAATAACAGTAGTGATTGAAGGATAGAACTTACCTTCAGGGGTAGAGTAGACTCTCTTACCCTCCACCATCTTAGCAACCATCTCTATGGGTGTTAGAGTCATAGTCCTAGTGTCATCTTACTGATAAGGTATGACTTAACAAGTCCAGAACGAACGATGTCACTGATACCAAACTCAATCTCCTCAAACTCCTCCATACCCTGAAGGATGCGTTGGAAATCTAAGATACCATTACGCTCATTAGTTCTCTGTAAATCAGACTGATTGATGTCTCCACAGAATACTATCTTACTGTCCTGTCCAACACGAGTTATGATTGAATCAAGTTCATGGAAGTTAAGGTTCTGAGACTCATCAACAATGACAATAGCATCATCAAGAGTAGTACCACGGAGAAATGATGTAGACCAGAATGAAATAGTCTCTTGGTCTTTAAGGTTATCATATAACATATCAAAACTAGTTTGGTCAGGCATGTGGAACATGTTCCTCACCATATTCTTATAAGGAACCTGATACAGTTCTGACTTATCTTCATGAGTACCAGGCAAGAACCCAATCTCACGTGTGGATACTAGAGACCTAACAATATAAACCTTATCGTATGGTGTCTCTTCATTCATCACATCCTTGAGTGCTAAGTACAATGCAATGAATGTCTTACCTGTACCTGCTGCACCATAAGCAAAGAGGTTCTTTCCTTTACTCCATTCATCAAAGAACAACTGTTGATTCTCAGTGATAGGATTAACATCAAGGAAGTAAGTACTATTGATAGGTTTCTTCCTCTTCAGCATCTTCTTAGACATGCCTGAAGGTACTGGTGTCTTCTTCTTAGTTACCATTGATACCCCCTATTACTATCTCCATATTTACCATACCCTTTATTCTTCTTCACTTGTCCCATAACATCTTTCCAACCTGGATGTGTCTTAGACATTTTATCACGCCAATCACCTACTTCACCAGCACCAGCACATCCTTTAGACCAGTCTTTATCCCAGTCAGGATTCTCTTTACGCCACTCATCATAAGCAGCCATCGTCATGGAGAGTTCTTTCTCCTCACCAGTTACTTTATTTTTTACAGGGTATGTTGGCATATTATTTCCACTCCAATGCTTCTGATACTATAGGGAACTGTTCCACAAAAATCTTACGAACATTCTCTACAAGATCCATGTGCTCCTTCTGAGTACCATGTGCTGAACGTAAGTCTATGTAGTGTACCCATGACCGAACACTTCCAGTCATATAGATACGGGTTGGTGTAGCAAGAGGTAATACAAATCTTGCACACTCCTTTGCTATACCTGCTTCAAGCATCTCTTTATACAGGTGCATCCCATCTACAAAATGTTTCTGCATCTTTGCATTAAAATCCTGTACTATAAGAGGATCAACATCATCAATACTATTCTGTCTGTTCTTATCGTCCTGTCTCCTAAGTTCTGGTAGAGGAATCTCCTTACCTAACATACTACTATCAGCATACCTCTGAGAGAACTCTTGATATGTAAATGATCTATGTCTAAGTATTTGTGCAGCAAGACCTCTAGTAGTATTGATCTCTACTGTCATGAATGCTTGCTCAAAGACACTCCAATGACCGTGCTTGATACAATACTTAAGAAGACCAGCAAAGTTATCATTGTCTTGGTTCTTAGGGTTGCTAACACGAGCCACATATGCCATATGCTGTTCAGCATCTGGTGTTACACTTATTAATTTAATCTGGGTATCCATCATCATCAAAGACCTCATCGTAATCAGTGGGTGGAGTAGAAAATGGAGGAGCAGTAGTATATGCTTCTATGTCAGAGTATACTTCTGATTCTAACTCCTCTACAATTTCTTTAAGAGCTCTTACTAGAACTTTTAACTTTGCTTTATTCATTTAATAAAATACTTATTAATCACTTCTATTTGGTCATGATATCTTGCTATCTTATCTACTTCTTCCTGAATTGCTTCTGTAATATCTGAATGCTCTCCTATACCTGCAGGATGCTCCAAATATACATTGACATTTGCTTTATGTTTTTCAATCTCACCAGTAGCATGTGCTAACACTGCCCTGATTAATTGCTCTCTCATGTGAAGGGTTCCCATAGTATGTCTCCTCTTTCAATAATTATATATTAAAAAAGGGGGTATGTAAACCCCCTTTGTCATTCAGTTTAAGCAGTAACTAGTTTCTTAGAAACTTTAAGACCACGATACATTAGATCATGTCTATTACGTTTTGCTGCTTCATCGAGTACCATTTTGTTGTACTCCTCAGAGTCGTACTTGACTCCACGGTAAGTGACTTGTGCCATTGGCTTGCTCCAAAGTAGTAGGGATTTTGGCCCCGTTCCTTCAGTCGGCATTTGCGTCCCATAAACATCCTTGAGTGCTATCTCTTACCATTTGAACCAATTCAGTTCTATATTGAGTTGAAGGTGATATCTTATCGATAATTTCCTTCGCCTCTTCACAAGTTAAAAGAGTAGCGAGTAGTATGTCCATGAGATGAACGATCCGTTCCGTGTCGGCTTACTTGCGACCTCCTATGAGGTTGAACGATTGTGTTAATAATAACACATGTATATTATATAGTCAAGTAGTTTTGTATTCTATGATACAGTTTTACAACTGGTTACCATTTTTATCTACTAACTGAGATGCTTGAAAGAGATTAGACTTTCTATATTTCATGGCCTTCTTATATTCTTTTACCAATCTATCAACTTCTGCCTGTGACACCTTAACATTTAATTGCTTTGCACCTTCTTCGTTGTTAACAAAACCTACTCCCCCTTCATTCGATTTTTCCTGTTCCTGAGATTCAAGATACTCATTTATTCCATTTTGAATTTCACCTTCTATGATGTCATTAATTTGCTGACGGATTTCTTCATCATTCATCGATACGAGGCCTCCTTTTTCTTTTTTTTCTTTCAGGTGATTTAAGATTCCAAAGATTGGGTCTTACATTCCCACACCCATACTCAATTATTTTAACCGAGTCTGGGCCATATTTATCATAATATCTATCAAAAATATTGACCATCTTTTCAGAACGAGTTACATCTAGATACTCTTTACCATCTACAACATACACTACATTAAAGGCATCAGTAGGAAGGTTCCTATCCTGTGCTTTTTCTCTAGTAGTTTTTTCTAAAACAATCTGACACTGATAATTCTCTTTATCTTTTTCAATTTGTTTTGGTGGTTCTGGTTTCTTCTCTATCTTAGTAGTCATGAACGTCCTCCCCATTGAATATCAGGGTATGCTTGCTGTACTATATCATAAGTTATCTTATATGCAGACTCTAAATCTTTATCCTTTACTAAACATATGATCTTAGCCTCTTCAGGGTGAAGTCCCTCAAGCATCTGAATAAACATAGACTCTCTACGAAGAGCACTAAGATTTGGATTACCACCTTTAATAAAGTTATAAAACATCTTAAATTCTTTACGAATAGTTGTTCTACCTTGATCCTGTGAACCTAATGAATTAGATCCCATCTCATTCATTTTATCAACGGCATCACCTATCTTATCAGACAATGTTCCTGTTGTCATTTCATCCTTTTTAGTATTACCATAAGGAACTTCACCAGGAGGAAGTTGAGATATTACATTCGGATCAAAATTCCAAATAAGAATCGCACGAATAGAAGGATCATTATATCTTTGAAGTGCTTCTACCTTTAATGCTTTACTTCTCATCTTAGAAACAGCATCAAACACCTCATATGCAAAAGGATTTGTTGGTAAATCAGGAACCTTCTGTGGTGTTGCTGGTTTCTTAACAGCAGTTTTCCTAACAGCAGGCTTCTTAGTTGCTGTTGTTGACTTCTTTCTAGTCGTCGTTGTCGTCTTCTTCGCTGGTGTCATAATTGTTTTCAAAACGGAATGCTACAATGTCATCTGGAACTAAGTTCCCATTACTATCAAACATCTCAGGATGTATTCTAGGTATTTCTTGGTAGTTCATCATGTATTCTCTGGCAACCCAACCACCAATGGCTCCCACTATAAGAAACAATAATGTTAGGAATGATCCAAATACTAAACTTGTTGCTAACATGTCTCTTTCTCCTATTTTAAGTGTGGTAATGTGTAATGGTTTGGTTTTCTTTTTACCTCCAGATAGAATAAATTCAAACCCACGATCTATATCGTAATCTGATTTATTTATACCGTCCTTAGACGATTTTGTTTTCTTTGAGATATTGGATTGTGTCAACACATCCCCCCAATTTCTTACCATCAACCACAACTTGTGGAAAGGTGGATCCTTCTCCGAACTCACCATAAAATGATTTTCGATCAAAGTGTTCGTCTAGATTATACACTACGTGACTTACTTTTGTCAACTCCATGACATTTTTTACTTTCTCACAATATGGACATCCATCTTTTGAAAAAATAGCAAAGTTCATATGACTTTATACCCTAAAATATAATTTATAAGAGTAACAATTATAACATTTACTCAAGCAATCCGTTTATGTCTGTTTGAGAAAGAACATATGTTCCTGGTTGTTGAACAGCAATTGCTGCTGCTTTATTACCCAATACAATTGCCTTATTAATATCCTGATACCTCAAATACCCAAATACTAAAGCAGAAAGAAAAGTATCTCCAGCACCCACAACATCACGAACCTTTACCTTCTCTGCTGGATATAAAGTTCTATTAAAAAGACATCCTTCAGATCCCTGTGTAATTATTAAATTATCAATATGACATCTCTCATCCAAATTACTATATTCTTTATCGTTAATCTTCACATAACAATTACTTTTATTTGGCAGTATAGACTTCTTACTATCAATAAAGACAGGACAACTACTACTCTCAACAATTTCAAATATCTTTTCTGTAGAAAGATACCCTTTATTATAATCTGATATAACAACAGCATCAAAACTATTTGTCATAACTGGTATCATAAGAGGTTTTATTCTTTTCTCATCATCCACACGAAGAATCTGATAGTTAGATTTCTCATCTATAAATCTAGTTTTAATTATCTTTTCTGTATTGGTTAGAAAAGTAATATCTAAATTAAATGCCTGCAAATTTAAACAAACATTACCAGCCATACCAGTTTTAGTTTCTACCCTACCAAGGTTCATTACAGGAACTGGTGCTTCAGGACTTATCCTATCACAACTCCCATAGATATATTCATCTTCACAACTATCACCCAATAATAGAACTTTCATTTATCCTTTTAACAATATTACTAGTGGCATAACCACCCACTCTAGGAAGAAACCTAACACCTTTAGCATGTTCTATCCCTACAACGTCACCACCTTGCCAATCATCACCTAATAATAATATATCAGGATTATATAATTGTATCAATCCCTCTAACTCTTGTCTACTACCAAAGGTATGAACAACATCAATATATTTGATCGCTTCTAGCATTGCTACACGGTGAGACAAGTCATTTATAGGACGACTATCACCTTTATCATTCTTAATCTTTTCATCGGTGTCAGTGGCAACTATAACCCTATCACCTAACGCTCTAGCAGCTTTAAACAATTGAATATGTCCAGGATGTAGAATATCAAATGTACCATTACACCAAACAATTTTCATTCTGTAGTATTATTCCTCTTAACATGCTATAATATATAGAGTGTATTGTCAAGCTTTATTATGACCACTAACATTTATTGGTCTCCTTGGTATCAGGGTGAAGAACCATATAATGATCATTTTTTAACACACTATCCATTGGATAATGTATATAAAGATTTAGCAAAGTCCAAAGATCCTAAAAATATAACAGATAATTTTTTTAACTGCCACGCATTTAAAAGTTTTTGTAAGAACATGTATATGGTAAGAGCTCCATATGATGTAAACTGGAGGTTCTTACCAGATCCAAATGGTGGTGGTAGAGTTGAATCAATAAACCACAACCCAAATACTATTGATAATTCATTCGTAGCATCAATAAAACAACCATCAGTAAAAGGTTCTTTAACTATAAACTATTCATGTAATTGGATATTCTTTGCCGACAAACCTGTTACTATTCAAACATTTGCTCCTTGGATGCATGACCCTGAGATATATAAAACATCATATTATGTTCCTGGAATGTATGATATATCTCAATGGTTTAGACCATTTGAACTTGCATTACAAATGAAACCAGGACAAACAACTCTAAAATCCTATGGAGGAGAACCTGTTGTATATGTAAAATTTCATACAGATGATCCAATCAATATTAAAAAATTCTACTTAACACAAAGTCTTATAAATCACTCTAAGAGTTGTATGAATCTTAAAGGATTTAAAAAATTTATAAACCTTAAAGACTTATATAAAGTTTTTAATAATTCATTCTATCGTAATAGAATTTTAAAAGAAATACAAGAAAACATTATTGAAGATTAGTATGTTTTTTAATAAAAATAAAAAAATAACAGTAAATTTCTACACCTGTTTCAATGGTCACTTTGAAAACGATAAACCAACAATTAAAGTAGATACTCCATACTGGCATAAAGGATTAAAAACAGAAGTAAAATCTCATGACCAAAATTCAAATAGTGACTTTGAAATAGGATCTATAAAAGGATGTCCTGGTATTTCTAATCTAGTTACAGAAGGAATAAAAATTAGATCATGGGAACAATTAAAAATAAGAATACATCCAGATGGAAGAGTACAACCATTACCATTAGGTAATGATTATGGTGGACAACCTTTTGTACAACATCCACCAGAACAATACGCAAATTTATATCCAAGAAATGCAACAGCATTTAAATTAAATAATCCTTGGTTAATGACTTGCGATGATCCTATCAAATTTATTTTTGTAGAATCTCATTACTTAACTAACTTCTTCAGAGAAAATAATTTATATATTGCTCCTGGATTTATTGATTTTAAATATCAACACTCTCTTAATTGTCATATTATA